AATATATAGTTTTTTCATTTATTTAATTCTCTAATTTCACAATCTTCTAACCATTGTTTATTTCTAGTTTCTGGGTTAGTGCTAAGACCTGTTGGGTTAGAATAATAACTTCCTAAATATTCCTCAACTCTCATAAATTTTTTACCAGCTTTAGATATTCTTAACCACATGTCATAATCACCTGACATAGTATATTTTTGGTTAAATCCGCCTAACTCTTTAATTGTTTGTTTTTTAAGTAATGGGAAAGGACCACCATAACAAGCTTTTAATAACTCCTGATGGTCATGCACTTTAGGAAAACTATAAAAAGAACTTAATTTATCATGTTTTTCTGAATAAGTTATGAAAGCATTTTGATAAAAAATATCTACACTTGGATATTTTTTTATATATCCAATCAAGGTAGTTAAAGCTGCTGGAAAAAGTCTATCGTCAGTATTGTAGTTCATCACATAGTCAGTTTCGGAATTATGTATCGCTATATTCCAAGCATCATATAGTCCAACTCTAGTTTTATATTCTAGTATTTTTACTTCTATTCCTTCTCTAAATTTAAAATTTTTAATTTTATGTAAGGAATCATCAGATGAATTTGCATCTATAAATACTATAAAAAATTTATCTAAAAATTGTTGATTAACACTTTCTAAATACCCATCAATCCATTTAGTAGAATTGTAATTAGAACAAATTAAAGTAATCATAAGCCCCTCCCATTTGTTCCATCTAATTTTGGCCGTACTAGATATAAAATTTGATTGTACCAATTAACCTTGCTACCAAGAGTGTGTAAAATTGATACATGATTAAAATCTGTATAATTAGGATCTTTTCCTCCTATTCCTTTATAAAAAGGAACAATAAATAATAGTTCTGTTTTGTATGTTGGAACAGCTATATTCCCCGGAACTACTCCTAGCTCTGGTTGCGTGCATAACGCGATTCCATTGTTCAATTTTAGTCCGGGTATCCATATGTCAACTTGAGGATTGGCTTGAACAGACCTACGCATAAAATCGCCAGCACCTACAACAAACTCATCGTCATCGTCTAATAGACAAAAATAGGGTGTTGAACAGGCATATGCCCCCATATTGATAGCGGCACTTCCATACTTATCATAACGCATACCTGTTTTGAGGTAAGTAACCCCCCTAGGCAAAGTTTTAATAGGGAGATCTACTGCATCAGCAACTACTATCACATTATCAAATTCTCTCTTAGCAGATAGTATTGCATCCTTTAAACTAGGTCTACCAATAGTTCTTATTAATACGCTAATCATTTTGAGTTTTTCCAATCATAAAATTTCTTGTACATCGTAAGCCTATGGTGTACTACTTTATTCAGATCAAAGTATTCTTGTGTTATCTCATGCAGGTTTTTACCCATTTCAAGTCTCATATCTTTATCCTTAATCACCTTGCTTAAAATAGATACCCACTCGCTCTTCGGAGCGTCATGAGGAATCAAGAATCCTGTCTTACCATTTTTGATTGTTTCATCGTAGCAGCCGACATTAGATGCGATAAGAGGGACAGAATATCTTCCTGCCTCTGCAACCTTGATCTCAGACTTAGAATCGTTAAACTCATTCATCTGTAATGGTGCAATAGCCAACTCCATGTGGCTATACATTACCCCATATTGATCTGTAGGAAGGGCTGGGTTGATTGTATAATTTTTATTGCCGCGAAACCCTGACATAATTATACGCTCGTAGTTTTTCCACACATCATGTTGCCAGTCTGGGCCTGTGTTAGGATCTACTGGTGGACGGCCATAGAAATCCCAACGAACATTTTCTTTTCCTACTCGCTGATTTACAAAATGTGGAACCCCAGAGAATTCTTTAACATCTTCCTCATGGTGAATTCCGCCAGCCCACCCAATGCGGACAAATCGATCTTTAGGGACAAAAGTTTTTTGAGCATTCCAACAAGGTAATTCATAATCTATAGCATTCTTAATTACGGCTAATATTCCTCTGCCCATAAATTCCTTGATTCTATCTTGGAACTTTCGTTGGGTAACAGTAACTATATCACTGTTATGGTAAATAAACTTAGTAATGTCAGAAAGCCCAGATTTGTAAACCTGTTCTAATCTATGCCCTTCATAAAGTTGAGTAAGCAAATCATCGGTATCGTAGTGGAATATTTTATTTTTTTCTTTGGTTTTTCCACAAACCCTTGCTGTGTACGGGCCTCCGTAGTTGCTAATATTGTTTGCCATCACAATGTCAGCCCAATCCATATCCGCCCAGTCCCAATCTTCCTTCCATTTTGGGACATTCTTCTTAGCCGCTTCCTCATCTATACCTAAGATATTTTCAGTAAATCTAACCTCCACAACATTAGGGTATAATTGAGCTAATTTTGCGTAAGGTGCTATAGCCCTGTAATAAGCACACCCGCCACGATTTGGAAGAGCTACGGTAATTCTTAGCTTTCTTCCTAACCCCGGAAACCCATCTTGGGCTTTCCAAAAATTTATGTCGTATTCTTGTGTATTTAATGATTCTGTTTGCATAAAAAAAGATGAGGAGTTATTAGCTCCTCATCCATTATAGTCTTTCTACTTTAATTCAACCGTGAATTTGTTGAAGTTCTTTCTTCGTGATAACATCAGGCGATTCCTTGGGTGCCAGCGTGACAGCCTTGGTTAGGTCTACCAGAGCCTCACGGAGGTCATCTAGGTTAGGCATCTTACCGTCTTGGTTAGGCCCTTCAATCCCCGGGACAACCCGTTTAACCGCAGTAACTGTGTGTTTGCGGAATCTGCTAGACAAGAAGGGCAGGATAACAACAAGAAGCTGCATCCAAGGTGCCGATCCGGGAACAGTAGACCCAAACACATTTGCAATCATGCTTACAACACTAGGAGATAGGATCTCCTTAGTCGCATTGCCGTCCAAGGTAACTACAATAGCCCCCGGAGTTTCCTTAAGATGATCTGATGTAGTGATAACGGGCTGGGTTCCTCGTGCAGCAAACTCAGCCTTAAGTGCATCTCCTACATCCCCACCCAAAGTTTCAATCGGAATTACAACCGATTGCTTTGCTTGCAAAGACTCAGGCGTGACATTGCTAGTTTCAGTAATAACTAGCGGAGCTATGGGTTCGGTGCCTTCCATGGCACCTGTTCCCGGACAAGAAGCTAACCCGAGGGCTAGCATGCAGGCAACTATAAGATTTCTAATCATATCATCCTTTCAGTTTATTTAGATAATTAGACTCAGGGCCACTATCCTCGTCAGAGGTCATGACCTTGGGAGAGAGACTAGCAATGCCAATCTCGGACAAGAGGATCTCTGCGCTCTTACGCATCTCTTCAAAATCCTCAAGTTTGACTAGGCTATGGATATCATGGAGAGATTCCATGAATCCAGCAATTTCTTGTCCTGTGCCAGCAGAACTAGACTTGGGACGAGGGGACGATTGATCGTACTTCGGGAAACCGCCATCCATTTCCTTGACGATCTTGAAATCATAACCGCTCTTCAAATCGGTGATATCGCCGTAGTCAGGATCCATCATGGTATTGAGGATCTTCTTGAATACGATTTGACCAATCGACAAAATCTTAACATCATTAGCCGGACGGACGGCTACATTGAGATAGTAGCGTTCACGGGGCTTGATTTGACGAGCAAGAGTCGCGTATTGATCCTTGCCATCCTTACCAGTTTTCTTGCTGTAATCCCACAACTTATAGTAGGCATCACACAAGGGGCACTTCTCATTGTGGATCTTGCGGCAATGGAAGTTCTTTACATTCTCACCTTCCCCAATCCGGTGAATCTTGGTTTCGGCATAGAACCACCGATCATCGCCTTCCTTGGAGGGAAGAATGCGAAGGGTGGTTGTGCCTTCTTCTAGCTGGACAAAGTTCTTGAGGAAGTCTTGTCCGCCGCCAGCAGCCTTTCCAGACTGGAGTTGTTCATGCTTCTTGCGAAGCGCATCGAGATCTACTTTTGCCATGTTGTTTCTCCGTTATTTAGCGTAAAGCTTAGTTTCTGCTCTTTGGTTACTAGACAGTTGAATTAGCATATCCTTCTTGTGGTCGAGAGCAGTCACTAGCGACTTCAAGAGGGAGTACCGAGTTGTAAGGTTGTTATAGTCTTGCTTAAGTGCAAAAATCTCAGGGTCTGCTGCAACGATGGCTTCCAAGTTTTTATCTGTTATCTTCTTGTCAGCACCGTCTACAGCAGCCAGTCTGACCTGAGCAGACTTTTGTTCTACTTGTACTTCAACGGAGTCCATCTTCTGTTTTACAAGTACCATGGCTCCAGCATAGTACGCATAAATAGAAGATTGCCGCTCCATCTCATGATCAATTTGATGTTTGTCTATCAAAGTTAGATTGTCGCATAGACTGATATAGAGTTCCATATCAAGCTTGTCTGCGATGTTCTTTATAATTTCAGACTTCATTGTGTGTCAACTAGTATTTTAAACAGAGTTGGGTTTAGTCTAGTTAGTAATAGGAAGCCCCTACTTATATTTGTAGCAAGTTCCTCGTTGGTTGGATTAAATTGTTTTTCATCATCAGGATTGGTATATCCCGTGATTTCTAATAGGACATGGGTAATCTCATGAAGTAAGGTTTCCCTAAAGTATTCACTAGATAACCTATCATCTACATAAATTGTGTATGTATTTAAGTTTGTATACCCAGCACACTCGTCAGGAGCGCAAGGAATATCACTAGTAAACTTAAATTGGAATGTGGCCCAGCCAGCATATAAATGGGTTATACCTGCTTCAAATATTTCATCTTTTATATGATCACGCTTCTGCTTCATGTTCTATCATGGTCCCTTCTGTCATCCTTAGAGTATTATAGTCTACATCCAT